AACCCAGGAAACCAAGACCTACTCACGAAAGCGAGTGCGTCTGCCGTTTCTCCAGCTGGAATGACTACGCCTCAAGCGCAAGTCCAACCACAGCAAACAGTTCAGAAAGGCAGTTCAAGTAGTGACGGATCTTCAAGTGGATCATCATCTAGTGATTCATCAGATTCAGGTTCTTCAAGTTCTGGGTCAACTACAACAAGTTCAACCAGTACATCAAGTGGAGAATCTTTGTCATCACTTTTGTCCTCTGTACTTACAACGCTGTCAGACATGAAATCAAGTGTGAGTGGAAGTAGTTCTGGCTCATCATCTGATGGATCATCAAGTTCAGATTCAGGTAGTTCAAAAACATCAACTGATAAAAACTTTGGAGGTTTCGGTGGCGGTTCTAGCGACTCAGCTAAGACAGGCGACTCAGCCGACAAAGCTCTCAGTAGTGCAGCTGAAACAACTGGACCTGCTAGTGACAGTTACGATGAAGCGACAAAGGCACTTTCTCTCGCGTTAGCGAATTTCCAAGTGGCTCTCTTGAAGACCAAAAAACAACCCTTAAATGGGCAGTTCCCTGAAACTGGTACGCAACATGCGAAACCACAAGCAGAAGGAGCTGATTCTGTTAACGGTAAACCACAAGAAGCTGATTATCAACAAGAGGTAAAGGCTAAACACCCTATGCCAAAAGGCGATACAGGCTCAACTGACAACGTTAACGGTAAGCCTCAAGAACCAGACTACAATTCAATGGAATCAGATCCAGCCTCTGGCGGATCAAGCCTCGGCAAGTCTATGGCAAATCAAGCACAGTTCGTCAAGTCAATTGACCAACTTTCAGCTTTAATGCAAAAGCTTGGTGAAAAGGTTGAATCTGTAGAAGGTAAAGTTGAATCATTGCCAGGTGTCCGAAAGGGTATCGCAATTGACAAACAATTTACTGAGGAAGAAAAAGAGGAATTTGCGAAAAACGAACAAGCTCGGAAAAAAATTGAAGCAGACTTATTAGCCGACCCACGGGCTGACTTTAAGACTATTCACCAATACCGAACTTACGGAGCAGTTCCTGCTTGGTATTCACAGCCTAAATAAGCTTGATACAGTAAGGTCAAAAAACAACGGGTATGAGGCAGATTGGTTACGCCTCAACAAAAGGTCAAGGCCAGACACAGTAACCGACACATGGCTAAAATAGCGATACGAGCTATCTCTACATAAGGAGGAATCGTAAATCTTAGAAGAAAGGAGGAATAAACAAAAAATTATGTACGGTTTATCAACATCAGATCCAACAGAAGTATTGAATTACTTTACTAAGGCTGTAAACGTCTCTTACGCTGGACCTATTCCATTTTCTTTGCTTGCTCGTCAAGATTTAGAAGCGGAAGTTATCAAATTAACTAATCGTAATACCCCACTTCGGGATATTATGCCTAGAATAAGAGGTAACGGCTCAGCCCACTTATGGAACCAAAGAATCGCTCTTGGTAACTTGTTAAACAACAATTTGCCACTCGAACTTTTCTATAAGGATGGAGGATTGCCAGTAACTTCAGACCCTCAATATATCCAAAAAGCTGCTGTATACAAATACATCGGTGTCGCGGGTAATATCACTGGGCCAATGATCGCCTCTGGGCGAACATTTATGGACATTGAAGCAGAAGTAGCGGAAGCAAAAATGCGAGAAATGGTTCAGGCTGAAGAATGGGCATACTTTCACGGGGATAGTACATTTACAAACACATCAGGTGCAACATCCTTTGATGGTTTGCAAATCCAAATTGTGACCAACATTGTTAATGCAGGCAGTGCCACATTAACACCAACTGGAGCATCACAAACTGGAAACGCTATCGTTCAATTCGATGACTTAGTAAACAGAATTCGATGGCAGGGTGGTATTCCAACTCACTGGTTCGTATCTTACGGGGTACAACGTATAGTTAATGGAATCGTAGCTCCTGCTGCACGTTATATTATGGCAGACGGTTCGACCGTCACTGCTGGTATTCAAGCGATGAATTATCAATCAACAGCTGGCACACAGCCAATTGTCGGTGATTTCTTCGTCAATCCTGCAAGCCCATACCCATACAATACAGGTGGTTCGTCAGGACCAACTGGTAATTCTATATCTAATGTGTTCTTGCTTCAAATGAATGAAATTGAAATGGCAGACTTAATGCCTCTCGGCAGAACCGAGTTGGCAAAGATCGCGGACTCAATCCGTTTCTTCTTAAGTTTGTACACAGTTTTAGCCGTTAAAGCAGAGCCTTGGATGGGTCAAATCACCAACGTGCTTGAACCAAACCCTTAATCAGGTAGGCTAAAGTTGGGAGTTCGGATCGCTCTCGTAATTACTCAAGATCCTAGTTGTACGGTCATTTCAGAGTTCTATATCGGGTACAAAGCTGTAGAACAAGCGCTAAAAAATGTGAAAGGAATAAAAAAATATTAATATGTGAACTATCATGGGCTTTTATACGTTATTGCTAGTGCGGAGAAAAAACGTAAAGAAGGGGCAGGTCTTTCAAACTGTTTCGATCTTCACCTTGACTAAAAAACACAAAGAACGAGCCGTTGACAAAATCCTTAAAAACCCTCTCTTCAAAGATTACTCTTTGCTTCAAGTTGCTAAAATGCGTATATCAAACCTCCTTAGATTTCTTTAAGATATGAAAATAGCTCAAGTTGCAGGCATTGGGGAAAGAGTCCCCCCTAAAAAATACGGTGGTACAGAGAGAGTAGTCTCAGCTTTAACTGAGGAATTAGTAAGACGAGGTCATGAAGTTACCTTATTTGCATCAGGTGATTCTATAACTTCCGCAAGGCTTGTTTCGGTTACAAAAAAACCTCTTCGCGAATTAAGCAGTAGCGATATGTTTGGCAGCGAATATCTATCAATATTAAATGTTGGGCTTGCCTATAAAATGCAAGATGAATTCGATATCATTCACGATCACAATGTTTATACCAGCTTACCAATAGCAATGCTTTCAAAAACCCCTATTCTAATGACATTGCATGGTGCTGTAACTTTGGAAAATAGAAAGTTACTTTATGGATTAAATAATAAATATAACCCATTCTTTGTAACCATATCAAAAGCACAAGCTGTACCGTTGCCAAGCATTAATTATATAGGAAATATTTATCATGGGCTTGAAATGACAAATTATCCAATATCTGTAAAGGGTAATAATTTTTTGCTTTTTGTAGGAAGAATATCTTCTGAAAAAGGATTACATCATGCTATTGAAGCGGCTGAATACTTAAACTTACCACTTACTATCGCTGCAAAGCTTGACCCTAATCCCGTAGATCTGGCATATTTTAAAGAAAAGATAGAGCCTCACTTATCAGAAACAATTCAATGGATTGGGGAGGTTGACACTGAGCAACGTAATGTACTGATGAGTAACGCAATTGCTCTTTTACATCCCGTCACTTGGAGAGAGCCATTTGGCCTAACGTTAATAGAAGCTATGGCTTGCGGTTGTCCTATTGTTGCATTTAATAGAGGATCAATCCCCGAAATTGTTAAACATGAAAAAACAGGATTTATTGTTGAAGATACCGTTGAAATGGTAGAAGTTCTTGGTCGCATCAAAGAAATTAAAAGAGAAGATTGCCGTAATTATGTGCTAGAAAAATTTTCCTTGATAAAAATGGTTGATGCCTATGAATCTATTTACAAAAAGATTATAAGTAACCTTAAAAAGAGTTGACGAGAAATATATTATACTAGATAAGAAAGGAGGTATACTATGTGCACAACAAAAAAACATATTACAATTGGTGTAGGCGTAGGAGCAGCTATTGGAGCAACAATAGCATTTCTAGCTTTACATGAACCAACAAAAAACAAGATAATTAAACACGCTAAGCGAGTTCACAAAGAAGCTTTAAAGGTAATCAAAGAGCAAGCAAAAAAAATAGAGACAAACTAAAAAATAATTGACAGCTTTTTGATATAATAATCACATGCCAGTTCAAAAGTTGCCAAATGGAAAATGGAAATGGGGACAATCTGGAAAAGAATATAGTGATCGAGCAGATGCCGAAGCCCAAGGAGCGGCAATCCTTCATTCGGGCTGGAAAGAGAAAAGCATTTCTCAATCCTTGCTTAATAAAGCTATTGAAAACATTCAAGAAGCATTGGTAATAATCAGACACTTTGAAGACAACAAGCCTAGTGCTGAAAAAGATAATCTTGCTGTACCAGCATCTGACCTTGATGATAATGGCAATCCTGTACCCTCTGATCAGCCCTCTGTTAGCACTTCAGATGGTAACTTGACTATTGACGGAGTACCAACCGCAAATGAATTTCAGTCAACACCCGTGGACGTAAACCTTAATGACGTTCGTGAACCAGCCAACGTCCTTGGCGACCCAGACCCGAATAAGGGTGAAAGAAACAATGTAGACAATTTGCATCGACTTTCCGATCAACTTAGTTCAGATACAACAAAGTAGCATGTATGAATAATTTATTTAAAACCAAAGACCTTGGTATTAGCGCCTGCTTATTAAGTTTAAATTTTAAGCTTATAAAAACGGACTGGAATGGAAAAGAAGTATTTTTCTATTTTGACAATGAAGTAGAAGCTGCAAAAATAGCCCATCAATACTATTTTGGAGGAATTACTGTTGAAGCGAAAGTATTTCACGATAACCTAGTTTTGCTTAAGCGAGAAATTCTTGCTAAATATAATCCAACTAAATTTAGAAAGGACGTAAGAATTTATGCGAGTCGTTAGAGATTTATTAAAAGCAGATCGAAAGTTTACAATTGAAGGAACAGGTGTTACTGTGCAATTCAAAGATTTCTATGCTGAAATTGAAGATAAATACGTGCATCACTTTCAGTTCTATTCAAACTTTGATGTATTGCCCGTGGGCTCAAAAACACCCACTCCACTAGTTAAAAAAGTTGAAACAATAAAGCCTGTTGACGTAAAGACAGAAAAGAGCGATAATATTAATACAGAAAGTCCTAAGAAATAATGGATCGAAATTACAAGTTCTTTATTCCCTACGTTAACCGCCCAGATTTCCTTGATAGAGCAATAAATTGTGTTATCCCCACCGCAAAAAACAATCTTGTTGTCATTGATAACTCAGACAAACAAGACTTATCTACCAGTAAATATGCCAATTGGGACGGAAAATATCATATTGAAGTAATTAAACCTACGTATCCGCTTCTATTCTCTCAAACGATGAACCTCATGCAAAAAATCGCCATTGACCATGATTTGGATTTTTTTATCTTTATGCACAACGATGCAGTTGCGCCCCAAGAAAGAATAGACGCACTCTATGCCAAAATTGAAGAAGCGTTTAATTCAATTTCGGATTGGGCAGTTATCTTTACTCTTTATGATCTACTTTGTGCATACCGTACTAGTGCAATAGAAGATGTTGGCAAATGGGATGTTGCTTTTCCGCAGTATTTTGCCGACAACGATTACTTTAGAAGAGTAAGACTTAAAGGGTATAAGTGTCTAGAGTCAGGAAGAGAAGGTATGGGGCATGATGCCTCATCAACCATAAGAAATGATCCTGCAAGATTCTGGGCAAATCAAAAAAGTTTTGATCTTTACAAAAAGCTTTATTCAGAAAAGTGGGGAGGCGAATCTGACCATGAAACATTCGAAAAGCCTTATAACAAGTTAGATTTATAATATGTTCACTATTACCGACAATAAATATGCAACAAGATCCTACATGTTTAACAAAATATTTGTCCAATTCAATAATCATGTTGCCTCAGTCCCTCCAAGCATAGCTTACCGCATTTCTCGCATTTCAGAGGAAAAAGAATACGAGATTAAAGAACAAAATCCCGTTCCATATGATCGTCTTACGTGGAGTGAGCAAAAAAGAATCATTTGGAGCTGTAATGTTGCTTCTGCTTCAGGTTTTGGAGCAGTTACCGAACAAGTTCTCTTATCACTTCTTAAGAATGGAGTAAACGTACAAAATCCTGGATCTATCTCGTCCGATTCTATTCATGGCGGAGAATTTGTAGATAAGAGAGTAGAAGCCTCTCTATATCAATCAATTGAGCCTGATTGTCTTGAAATTCAATATTGTCAGCCACCAGCTCTAAGGCTTGGTGTTGTACAACGAAGCTGGGCGTATGCTATGTTTGAAACAGATCATACTCCTGTCAGTTGGATAAAAAAACTAAATAAATTAGAAAGAGTTCTTGTTCCTTCATCTTGGCTTATAAAATCCTGGAGAGATCAAGGACTTACAGTGCCAATGAGTGTTTTTCATCATGGAATTGATCCAGAACAGTATTCATATATGAACAGACCTATTGATAGAGAGAAATATACATTCTTGCAGTACGGAGAGCTTGATATACGAAAAGGATCAGACCTTACCTTCAAGGCATTTGCGGATGAATTCAAGGGTCAAGACGATGTGCAGTTAATCCTAAAAACAACCAGAGCAGGAATCTATGGAGTTCCAATTGAATACCCAAACGTAAGAATTATTCGCTCAACATTATCCAAAGAGGAAATGAAAAAAATGCTCTTTGATGCAGACTGCTTTGTTTTTCCAACTAGAGGTGAAGGGTTTGGATTGCCTCCGCTTGAGGCCATGGCAACTGGTTTACCAACTATAATTACAGATTGGAGTGGTCCAGTTGATTACTCAGATCCAACAGACACACTCATTGTTAGTCATGCAATGAGACGTGCTTATCAGTTTGATATTATCTACAAACAGTTTTATGATTACAAAAACGGAGAAAATGCAGGTAGTTGGGCAGAGCCAAATTATGAAGAAGTTCGTCATTGTATGCGGTGGTGTTATGAGAACAGAGCCAAGGCGAAAGAGAAAGGAAGAAAAGCCGCAGAAAGAATAGCTCGTGAATGGACGTGGGATAATGTTGTAAAAAATGAACTTATCTCTTTGTTCGACAGAGAACTCTAATGTATAATCAAGTTGTACTTTTGAAAATTAGTTGACAATATTCTCCTATAATAAATACGTGGTCAAAGTAATCGCAATTGACATAGATGGAGTCCTCGATATCTACGGAGATTTTTTCCAACTTAGTATTCCCGCATGGCAAAAGATGGGAGCAAAAGTTGGAATTATCACGAGCAGGTTAGAAAGCGATAAAAAAGCCGTTGCAGAAGTCCTTGAAAAGGTAGGATTAAAAATGGACTTTCTCGCATTTATGCCTGATGACTTTCAAAATAAACAAATACCTCATGGCGTATGGAAGGCAATTCTTTGTCGGGTAATGAAAGTAGATATACTTTTTGATGATATGCAAAGGGATGATCCGACATTTATTGCTGACTTTGTGGAGATTGTTAAAACTACAAAAGTATTCACTCCAGTTGAATACGGCTCACAACGTGACGCTAATAGTAAAACAGCAGTAGATTACGCAGAAGAAATGATAGAGCTTCTTCAAGGAAAAGAATAAAAAAAACTTGACAAGCTTTCTTTATAATAGAATACAGATAAGCAATAAAAAGTCCTAAAAAAACTTGACAAGCTTTCTTTATAATAAAAGAGAATTATGAAGTTTCAAATTTCGAATAACATCTACCAGAGACAACCATTTAAAGGCTTTATTCACAACGAATGTCTTGGTCTTAACGAAGTAGATCGATTCTACTACGCTATCCCAAACCAAGCAAAAGGTGGAGGAAATACATCAACCGCTTCAAACGTTTTTAGAGTTTCATTTTCAAATCCATTGTCAACAGCACCTCTTTACCAAATGTGGGACAATGGCTCAACATACCCTTCAGTTGATGCGGCAGGTGCTACAACTGCGAAAGAAGCATTCACAGGTACAACCGATAATTCAAGTATTGCTGAATATTCATTAGTTGCAACAACTTCGGCTGCACCAACTTCAAACTGGCAGCCAGGTTCAGCTACAGGTGGCTCAGCAAATCCAAACAGAATGTTAGGAACAACAAACTACGTTACCGATCCAACAACACCAACAAACGCAGCAGTCCCTAGTGTTGGCAGTACAACAGGCGCTGGATCATCAGGTGGAAGTCTTACCGCTTCATCAACATATAAATACGAAATTACTTATGTTGTTGGAACCGCTGGTTTACCGTTAGGTGAAACATTACCTAGTGCAGCTATTACTGCTACTACAGCGGGCGGACAAGGGACAATTACCCTTTCAACTATTCCAACAGGTCCAAGTGGAACACTTTACCGAAATATTTATCGTACACAAGCTGGCGGGTCAACATATACTTTTGATCACCAACTCGCTGATAACACAACAACATCCTATGCTGACACAGCTTCAGACGGATCTATCTCAGGTAACGCAGCTGTTCCAAGCACAGATACATCAGCATCGATCCGTTTTAACATGACAGCAAGTTTTGGAGCTGATTCGACTGTTCCAAGTTCATCAAGTCAAAACATTCTTTTACAGATTCAATACCAGTACACAGGCTCAGCACCTTCACTTAGTTATTACTATAATGATGCTACAGCAGGCACAGATGCTGTCCCAGTATGGATAGCTCTCACACCAGGATCAGACGGAGTAAGATTCGTAAATGCTGGTACGGTTTCAGGTACATACAAATTTACCTTACCTGCATCTGGAGTCTCTTCAGGGGTTACAGATCTCTGGGTGACTGCAACTTAATATGACTGATACACTTAATAACGTAACAAAAACAGGAGTTTGTGACAGTTGCAATCAAGAAAAAGTCTTAACAGCAACGCCACATAATCAAAACAATAATCCAGTTTTACACTGGTATTGTGATGTATGTAAATTTGCATCAGAAAAGGAAAAAAGAGTTACAGCACTCCTACGACAGATTGCAGCTAAAGATCCAGCAGCAGCAGAAGATCCACAAGTCGTCGCACAACTTCACGAAAAAGTAGCTACTGAAATTCTTTTAGAAAAAGCAAAAATCGAAGCACTTGCGGCAAACGAACAAATTGTTCCAACAGAATCGATAGAGCCAGCAACCCCTGAACCAGAACCAGTAATTCAAGAAGCAGAAATTGTTCCTACACCAGGAGAAACACCAGAACCTACAGAAGCACCAGTAGAGTAATTCTCATTGACTTTTTCCTCATAATTTTGTAAGATGATTTCATGTTCGTGGCAACATTGTATAACGGCAAAGCTATAGTAGAAGGCAAAGATGTTCCACACTTTGAAGCTTGTCCCGATGGAATAACCTCAATCAAACTCTTAATGCCATACTTT